CAGCCGGTAGGGCGCAGTGGGTAGCCGCCCCTTCTAACCATACCCATAGTAGTCTGTTAACTATTGCGGCAAATGATGTAAATGCAGGGGGTGCCCTTACTGGAAGCAGCATCAATGTTACTGGGGGTGTGGTTTTTGGTGGCATGTCTAATTATAATGCTGCTAATGATGTTCGTTCAAGTTCTTCTGGTACTCTATACGCTTTGTCATCTTCTAGACGTTATAAAGAAAATATCATAGATTTAGATGTTGATTCTTCTAAAATTTATAGTCTTGTGCCCCGTACCTTTAAATGGAGAGATTTCCTAGAAAATGAAACCACCATAGTAGGGCGAACTGATTTTGGTTATATAGCTGAGGAAGTGCATGAAGTTTTCCCTGAATTAGTGGGGTATGGTGATTTTGAGGATGGGGATAATCTTCCAGCTAGTGTTTATTACAACCAAATAAGTATATTATTAGTGGAAGAGATAAAAAAATTAAGGGCAAGAATAGAAGTATTGGAGGGAAATGGGTAGTAAAGAACAAATAATACAATTACGAAAAGACAATCCCTTAATGAATTCTACGGAAATAGGGAAGGCCGTAGGAAACATATCTAGGCAATACGTACATAAGATTTTACGGGGGGCAGACCTTAATACAAACGTTCCTCGTAAACGAAAATTTAAGCGTTGCTTAATATGTAGTGACCCTACCCCCACCAAGGCAAAGGTTTGCCCCGGTAAATGTCATTTCACCTATTATAAGATTAAAGTAAACTGTGCTTTTTGCCATATTGAATTCTATTTAGACAGAGCGCAAGTAACACAACGACATCGTAGACGTTATACTAATATATATTGTAGTCGCAAATGCATGTATAGAGGCATGAGAGATGATTAACGGCACTGAAATATGATTAAAATGGGGAGTTCTTGTGAAAAAATGGATTGTGGTGTCAACAATTCTAACCATTCCGATGTTCCTAGAAGACTTCGGATTATTTGTACTAGGCCGTTATACAACCATACCTATGTGGCAAGTAGCACTAGGTATTGTGGGATTAGGTTTGCTGTTTGGCGCACTCGCTAGGGCAAAAAGAATACGACAGTTTTTGGGGGAGTAAATATATGGAAATAGATGAGAAATTAATGGAGCAGTGGGAACCCAAAGTCCAGAAAATAGTGTCTAATACTTATGTTATTGGGTTAGACCGAGAAGATATTGCACAGGAATTACGTATTGCGTTAATTAAAGCAGCACGAGGTTTTGAAGAAGATAGAGGAATCCTGTTTCATACTTATCTTCATACAGCGATGATTAATACTGTGAGAAGTTTAATTTCCAAAGCCCAGAGACAGTTGTTAACTGAGAGTTTAGAAAGCCCCTATGAAACAGAGGCTGGAGAAAGTCTTCCCCAAACGTCTGAGGTACAGTTAGCGTTAGCAGATATAGATGAGTTTACTCATGATGTAGAGGTAGCAGAACTTTTAGTGGGGGCTAATTTAACTTCTGAGGAATCTCAGTTTGTATCCCTACGGTTAGAGGGTCTTACTATGGAAGAGATTACGGATGATTTACAAGAATCTGCGTATAAACTTCGGCAAGGCGCAAGAGAAAAATTACAAGGAGTATTGTATGGGGAAGAGGAAACGACTCAAGGGTAGATTGATTCGGAAAAAGGGATTGACAAGCAGCGAAGCAGAGTATAGAGTACTTAGTGTGAATAGCAAAACCGATGAAGTAACCATGTTAGGAGTCTATCCGTCTTATGCAGAAGCATATCAAGAGGCTCAAAAACATAAACAAGATGGATTAGACATTTACTTACATGGTGATTCAAACAGAGTTTTAGCTAAAGTTTAGCATAGTGGAGTAAATATGGAAAATTTTGAGTTCATTGAATCTGGCATTATCTTCGGGTTAAAGGATAGATTAGCGTTTAGAAAGTTTAGATATTCTTCCAAAGATTTTGCCAAGCATGGAGATGCTTTTAAGTTTGTGGCTGACCATTTTGATAATTATGGTGAAACCCCATCCCCTGAAACTTTATGTGAAAATTTCCCCACTTTAAATATTGCAGCCCAGACATTGAATTTTGATTATGTTCTTACCACATTCCAAAACCAAGTATTGTTTAGACATATTGTTTCGACCTTTCAAGACAACAAAGAATTGTTGTCGGATAATCCTAAGCAAGCTTTGTCTCAGATTTCTCACGGTCTTAATGATATTTCTGCTGTCTATGATGAAGATGTGTTATTCTATAACCACCAGGCAGAAAATCGTTTCACTGATTGGCAACAACGAATTCAGAAACGCACATTGGGCGATGGAATTATGGGAATCCCCACACCCTTTACCACCCTTAATCGTACTGGTGTGGGATGGCTCCCAGGTGAACTCATAGCCCTATATGCTAGACCCTCTGTTGGTAAGTCATGGATGTGTGTGGCGGCAGCAGTAACGGCAGTAATGAAGGGGTTTAAGACCTTATTGATTACTTCAGAAATGCCTACAGCCCAAATGAATCTACGAACAGATGTAGTATTAGGACATTCTATGGGGTATAAGTTTTCTCACATGGCTTTACGTAACGGTAATCCAATTAATGAAGAGTCTTACAAGGAATTTTTAAGTGGCCTAGACAATGTACCTATGTTAATATGTGACCATATTGAGGGAGAGGATAGTATTTCCCTAGAAAGCATCCATAATTTGATTCGGAAGTATGTCCCAGATTTTGTGGTGATTGATGGAATCTATCTAATTACAAACTCTGGTAAGGGGAATAGAGCTATGTGGGAACAAACTCACATGCTCTTCTATGGATTGAAGAATGTGTGTTTGTCTACCAATACCCCCATTTTTATTTCCACGCAAGCAACCAAAGATGCAGCCGATGTGTATATACCACCTAAAGCTGACCAAGTAGCGTATGGAGATGCTATGCTTAGGGCAGCAGATGTGGTAATGTCTATGTGTATGGTAGAAAATGAGGATAATAGACGTTACCTCTACTATCAGAAATATAGGGACGGCCTCCTACCACTGGGGAGGACACTTATGGAATGGGAAGTAGACAGAGGTCAAATTGGGGAGATAAACGAAGATTTCTAATGATTGAATGGGCTGATATTTTAGTAGATGCAGGCATTAGAATGCCTCCTGGCAAGGATGAAATGTCTATTCTCTGTCCCTTTCACGAGGATAGTGTGAACTCCTGTTCTATCAATATAGATAAGGGAGTTTGGATTTGCTTTGCGGGATGTGGACAAGGGTCATTATATAGCTTTATAATGAAATTCTTCCACATAAGTTATGAGGAAGCACAGCAGAGAGTTCTGCAAAATGAGTCTAATTTTAACATTAATATGTTTGATGAATTCGGGGAAGAGGAACAAGATTTAGTGGAAGTAAGCTTCCCATTTCAAACAGGGTATGTCCCTGATTGGATATTTGACCGAGACTTCGATAAGAAGACACTCCGTAAATGGGAGTGTACAACAGATAACTTTTGTAATTTAGTTATTCCCGTATTTACTGAAGTAGGGATGTTAGTGGGATGGATTAGTCGTAGACAATACGAAACTCCCAAGTACCTATATTCAAAAGGATTGAAGAAATCTAAGCTCTTGTTTGGGCAACACCACATTACTGATTCTGTACCCTTTGTATGCATTACTGAGGGTTCTTTAGATACCATGTGGTTAGACCAGAATGGTTTCCCCAGTATTGCCTTACTGGGAGCATCTATTTCGCAGCGACAGCAAGAATTAACTTTGAAAATTCCTACCCAAGAACTTGTTTTATGTCTTGACAATGATGAGGCTGGGCGTATAGGATTAACTAAAGCAATGGCTTGCTTGTCGAACAATTTTATGGTAAGCTATATTAAATTGCCAAAGGAGTATAAGGATGTACAAGATGTAAGAGATAGGGAACTGTTAGCTAGTATAATAAAAGAAAGAACATTTTTATAGGAGAAAAGAATATGAGTGGAATAAGCAGAATACAAGAAGCGAGGGATTCTCGTGGACAGGGGCCGTCCAGTGTCCCAGGCAGGGAAATTTGGTTTAAAGATGGTGACCAAGCCTTTATAACTTCATTGGCTACAGGTGACCCAGAAGACCCTTACCTAGACGAAATCTACATGTATACCTATAATTCAGGAAGTCGGTGGGTAAACTTGCTAGATGACCCAGATGTGGATACTAGTGATGTGCCAGCCAATACTCGCTCTTCCCATAAGTTTGCGTTTTGGGGTTACGTACATGAGATTATCCATAATGATAGGCGTAACGATGATTGGGAAGCGGTGGGTGGCCCAGGTGGGAAGAAGATGTTTAAAGAAACTGTGGAGGGCTGGAGGATTATCTCCCTCACGTTTGGGCGAAGCGACTATATTTGGAACCAGTTGGCTGACGTATACAACGATTGGAACGGTCTGAATAAGGGCGTAATGAGGATTAAGCGTACTGGTACAGGTATGTTTGACACCTCCTACCAGATTGCTGGTACTGCCCGTAAGGGAGAGATACCTGAAGATAGTCTTAGCCAGGTAGCAGATTTGCCCCCCATTAAGGAATACTTTAAGGGGCGGTATGGAGGTACCTATAGTCCGAATGGGTCTACGGAAGGAGTGACTAGCTTAACGGATACGTCTACTGACGATTTGTTTTAAATGTTAGTTGCCACTTCTACAGATTTTAAGTATTATGTGGGACAGATTGAGGAAGAACTGTCCCACAATCCCGATAGCCAAATTGTGGTTGATGTTGAGACTAATGGGCTAGACCCCTTTGGGTACAATCAACTATGTGGAGTAGGTCTGTCTCATAAAGGGCAGACCTACTATTTCCCCTTTAGGCATCAACAAGGGAATAACTTATGGCCTCCCCACCTCACCCAGTTAATGAAGTGTCTAAGTAAGGCCAAAACTGTAATTGGGTATAACATTAAATTTGATTTGAAATTTTTAGGAAAAGAGGGGTATGCTCCAGATGAGGATGTAACTTGGGTTGATGTAATTGTTATGATGAGGTTAGTAGAGCCAGCTAATGTTAAAGACCTAGATTTAACGAGTACTATAACTAGAGTATATGGGGAGGCTGATGCAGCCTATGACATTGAAACGAAGAAACTCCTCAGGAAAAATAAATGGTTTAAAGATTTTTCTATGGCTCCTGCGGAAATATTGGGGCCGTATTGTGAGAAAGATGCGAAATATACTGAAAGCTTGTATTTTCACGCATTAAAGATTATTCAGCAGACTGACCAAGAAGCGGTAATGCAATTGGAAAATCAGTTAACGAAAGTATTATATAATATGGAATGCCTAGGCATAGTCGTAGATTCTCAGTATGCTACAGAAGCCATCAAACGTATTGAGCATCGTAAAGAACTTATCGCAACCCAAATATATGAATTGGCTGACCAAGAGTTTAACATTCAGAGTACCAAGCAAGTGGGGGAAGTTCTAAATGCAAAGGGAGTCTTTTCCCCACTGAAAACTCCTAAGGGAAATGATGCATGGAATGAAGCAGCCCTAGCTCAAATAGATAATCCTATAGCAGGATTGATACGGCAATATAGAACGCTAGAGAAATTGAGGTCTACTTATCTAGAGCCTTATGCAGTTGTAGATACGATGCATACTTCCTATTGTAATTGGGGGGCAGTTACTGGACGGCTTTCATCCCGTGAACCGAACCTTCAGAATATCCCTAGGACGCATTTTAAGCTTATAGATAGGGATTTACTTCCTGAGGAAAGGGAATCTATTAAAAGCCGTATTAATGCTCAGATGGCAGCGAAAGGTATTACCGCTAACTTAAATTTGAGTGATGCTACATGGAATACGTGGGGGTTTGTAGGAGATGAATCTTATACAGAGAGTGACCCACACCAATTATCCATACGAAGGCTGTTTATGGCTAGACCAGGATATACTTTAGTAGCATTTGACTATTCCCAGATGGAGGTTAGAGTCTTTCTAAGCTATTTGAAGAACGATGAAGTAAATTCTTTGCTAAGGCAAGGGAATACAGATTTCCATGGGGAAGCAGCGAAGAGGGCGTTTGGCTTAACAGGGACAGAAGACACTTTTAAGTTCTATAGGCAGATGGCTAAAAATATTACGTTTGGTGTGATTTATGGGATTGGTAAGGCGAAGTTAGCCAAGCAACTAAACGTAAGTGAGAAAGAGGCAATTAAATATAAAGGACAGTATTTTCAAGGCTTGCCGGGGTCAAAAGAATTCTTTGCTTCTGTGATTAGGGCAGTTGAAGACCGAGGGTGGATTAAGAATAGGTATGGCAGACTCTATCAAATTGATAAGGATATTGCCTACAAAGGAGTGAATTATCTCGTTCAAGGGACGAGTGCCGATATTTTAAATGAAAGGATGATACAGGTTTATGACTACCTTAAATGTAAAAAGAGTAATATCTTGCTCCAAGTCCATGATGAAATTATTTGTGAAATACATGATGATGAAATACGAAGCGTACCACGGCAAGTACAACAATTATTAGAAACTAATAGCTTAGAAATTCCCCTACAGGTAGACATTGCTATTTGTAAGCCATCTTGGGCAACTAAAGTAGAGTGGGAGGAGTCAGAAGTCACGGTAGACCAGTTAGAAGATTATATAGATTGGGAGGATGCATATGCCTACGCTTAATACTCAGAAGAGTTTTGACAATGCGTGTTTCACCATTGCTCATGAAATTGCTAATGTAGTCATTGCTAAACAGCATGATTATGGGCATGAGAATATCTTGGCCTTTGGTGAAAAGGGAGTAGTAGTCCGTCTTTGGGACAAGATTAGTCGGCTAAAGAATTTGGTTTGGGTAGGGAAAAGTCCACGAAATGAATCCGTTTCTGATACCTTGACAGATGTGGCTGGGTATGCTATAATTGGATTAATGCTTCAAAGGGATTTGTTTATACTAGAGTTAGAGGAGAAATAAATGAAGAATAGAAAGCCATTTAATAGGGAAGTATGGGCTGCTAATGATGCTATAGGTAAGAAAGCAGTTCTTCAAGTCTTAAAAAGTTTGGATATAAATGCTGATGAAAATCCCAATCCGTATGGGATAGACCTACTAGTTAAGGATTCTGAGGATACGTATGAAGTAGAACGTAGAACTATTTGGGACACAGAATGGCCTTTCGATACTGTCCATATTCCTGAACGAAAGAAGAAATTTATGCAACCAGGAATGACATATGCAGTTGTGAATAAGGACTGTGATAAGGTCATGATGTGTCCCAGTGAAACCATTTTGTTGTATCCTCAACGGGAGGTTAAAAATACCGCAGTAGCGTCTGGTGAGTACTTCTATGATGTACCACTAGGAGAATGGACAGTTTATGATATAGAGGAGGAAACAAATGGCTAAAGTATGTGTACATTTAGGGTTTACATTTAGGGTAGGTTCTCTGGACACCAACCAATACAGTCGTATTGACGTAGATATTAGGGAGATAGATACAGACCTTCCTATTACAGCACAATTGGAAGAGGCTGGCACGGCTTTGGAAGCTGTGTGGGGGCAAGTACGTAAAACTGTAGATGAGAAAATTGAAAGCGTGTTAGACACAGGAGGTGCATAATGGGGGAAATACTCTTCGGAAGGGAGATTGCTAGAGCTAAGGTATTAGAAGATGTACTAAAAGAACGAGAACTGCATGATGCAGAAGGGCTAACCCCAGAGGCCTTACATTTCTCGTCCCCTCAAGCACCGTCTCTTAGTCAATTAAGTTATGCTGGGTTGATTCAACAAGCTGCCTTGTTCTTTGCTATGGCTGAAGGTCGATTTAAAAAGGAGAATTATGAAAAATACTGCTGAAGAGGCCATTAGCCAACTTTTAGGAAATAAAGATTTAAATTTGATGAGAGGCAATAGCGATGACTTTCGGTTTGGGCGTATCTCTTTTGGAATACCCTCTCTTGATAATCTAACGGGTGGGGGCATCCCTAGAAAGCGATTGACCATACTATATGGCCCAACCAACGTAGGCAAGTCTTATTTGGCTTCTCAAATCGTTGCTAGGGCACAGGAGGCTGGAGGTACTGCCGCCTGGATTGATACAGAACTTTCCTGGGATGGTGAATGGTATGCTAAATGTGGAGTAGATACCGCAAATACATTAGTCTCCCAACCAATTAATGGGGAAGAAGCTTTAGATACTGTTAGAGAACTAATGCGGAAGGGGATAGATGTGATTGTTTTGGACAGTATAGCTGGTTTAGTCCCTACCGCTGTCCATGATGAAGATTTCTCATATAGTCCTATGGCATGGCAAGCTAGGTTTGTGAATTCCGCTTTACCTAAGCTCTTACCCAACTTAAAGCACGGCTCTGCATTAGTAGCCATTAACCAAGTGAGGTCAAGTATTGGCCCTGTAGCCCTTGATAGTATGCCTGGGGGTTTGGCACAAGGATTCTTTGCCCACTTCCTGCTTCAAGTAAGACGTTCTGGTTGGATTGAAGAACCAAAGGGTACTAAAGTAGGGTTTGATATGGAAGTACGTCTTCGGAAAAGCAAGGTGGGGGGTGAGAATTGGAGTAATGCTATTGTGCCCTTCCGAGTAGAAGGGGGCATAGATGTAGTGGAGAGCTATATTAGGGAAGCAATAGACCAAAAGTTGATTAGTAGGGCGGGGGCATGGTATACTTATGGTGATACTAAGGCCATGGGACTCAATGGTATTAAGCAAGAATTTTTGGATAATCCTGCGTTACTAGAGGCTTTAAAAGATGCTGTCTCCTAGGGATTACACTAAACAAGAAAACCTTATTGCAGACCAACTATCGGAATTTGGTCTGCGATATGACCAACAAGTGCCCATTAATCAATATACAGCAGATTTCTATGTCCCTGAGTTGGGAATGGTTATAGAAGCTGATGGGGTTTATGGGCATCTAAGAAAGCGTGATACGTATAGAGATTCTGAAATCATGCGTATTTTTGGGATAGTAAATATTTTACATATTAAAGATACTACTAAGCAAGGGATAAAGGATACGTTATGGCAGGCATTAAACAACTTACAACCAGACACACAGTAAGCACAGCTAATAAAGCCTTAGCCAACCAAGATAAGTGGCTCCTAGATTTATTCGATGAGTATTTAACGGAGGAGCAGAAGCCCAGTCGCCCTTGGTGCTTCTTTCCCTCCCTGCTAGGCTCAACTTGTGATAAACATCTATATCTAGCTTATAGAGGTATGCTGTCCCCATCTACAATTTATAGTTATACTCGTAGAATCTTCGATAATGGGTCATATTTAGAGGATAGAATGAATTCCTATTTTGAGAAAATGGGTATTGTTAAAGACCGAGAAATTAGCTGTGCTTCCGAAGACCCCCCAATATCAGGAAGAGCAGACTTTATTTTAAGCCATCCTTTATATACAGAAGTGGTATTAGAACTCAAGTCTATTAATGATAAAGGATTTAAAAACTTACGAGCTAAACCAAAACGAGAACATCTGATTCAAATTCAACTATATCTACATTTATTGAAAATGGAACGGGGGATAGTTTTATACGAAAACAAAAATGACCAACACATTAAAGCCTTTCCCGTGGAGTACAGTTTAAAGGCTTGGCAAACTATCGAGGCACGATGCCGCAAAATTCAAAATATGGAAGTGATACCGAAGGGTTGTACAGGCCCTCCTTGGTGTCCTTGTAAAGATTATAGAGAAGAGGAGGAAAGCGATGACGGAGAAATGGAGTCCTATGAAGGCCTTGGGTAGAGCCGATAGAGTATTAGAAGACTTAATGGTACCAGCGTTTCGTACAGACCTTAGTGAAAATCCTCATTTAGAGTTTGCGAATTTAATGAATGCTGACTCCCGTGCCTTAGAAGAGTTTTTGGTATTGTATGGGGGTTATAAAGCGTATTTGGAGGCTAGAGTAGCTGACGTAGAAGCATGTAAGAATGCTCTGAAAGCAGCCTTTGATGAAGGCTATGCCACGGCTGGCTATAAGATGATGGAGGATAGGGAATTTGAGGGCAAAAAGAAACTTACTAGGGATGAAGTACGGGGGGCAGCATTATCTCAATATAATCAATTGAGAGAGTTGAGTAGGGAGATAATAGAACAAGAGGCAGAACATACTAAGATGAATGGGCTTCTCAGTGCTTACACTTCTGCTTACCATACAGTATCTAGAATTGTGGCGTTAAGAACATCCCCGGTGTTATCCCATGGATAATCATTACTTGGGGTTAGATTGCTCCAGTAAAGCCGTTCATGGGGTTATAATTGATGACAGGGGTCAGTTACATGGGATACATAAATGGATTTCAAAACTCCCCACTTTTGAGGAGAGATTCCCCGTATTTTTGCGAAATTTTTTCGATGATTTGGGTATAATTAAGGAAACCTTTCCTGAGTTACGGGTGGCTATTGAGGCCCCCATTTTCATTCAGAACCCCAAGACCACTATGCAAATTGCTGCGGTAGTATATACCGCACAGTTTATATGTTCTTTATGGGATGTGGATTATGTTTCAATTCAAAACAAGAGTTGGAAAAAGTATGTTTTAGAAAAGGGGAATGCGAGTAAACAGGAGATATTTGACTTTGCTAACATTTTTTGGAAGAAGGCGTTTGAAGAACAAGACCATGCAGATGCTGCATGTATAGCCTTGTGGGGTAGATTTAATTATTTGGGGGAGGATATATGAGTTCATCATTTTATATGAAAGGGAAGACCGAAACTAGTGTAGAATATGTAGATAAGATACCTAAAGATATGACTGCGGAAGAATTTAAGGAGAAGTATGGAGTGGTTGTGTGGTGCGATTACTTTGGTTGTAAATATAATACCCAAGTGGAAGACACACAACGAACTACTGGTACGCTGCTTCAGAAACGTGGGTATCAACCCTTAGGTAAGGATGCGGGAGTGTGGAGGGGGTTGTGTACTAGGGGCGAGATAGGACTAAGGTATGCCGGGGATAAGCCAGAGTGTTTTACAGCGGCAGTTAGAAAAACTGGGCATATGAGTTTTGCTAGTTTGTTACAGTCTGATGGAACTCCTTATGGGGGTAACATGGATTCCCAACATGCTAGTGACCAATCCTGGGAGGTACCTACTCAGTGGGATAAAAGCAACCAAGCTCCTAGGAAGGGCCTACGTCCACCCCAAATTCGGGAATATTAGGAGATATTATGCCAAAGTCATTTGGGTCTGATGTAAAAAATAAGGCTTTAGAACTCTATTTACCCAATAACAAGTCTGCGAGAGAAATTGCAGAAATGTTATGGGAAGAATTTGAAGTTAATGTGAAACCCACTACAATTTATATGTGGGCTAGGGAAAACAATTGGGATGAACATAAGGGGGAAGTGCAAGCCCAAGCTATTCAGCAACTCAAAGAAAGTAGTGGGCAACGTATAGCAAGGATTCAGGGAGAACATGCCCAAGAATACACTAACTTGAGGGAGAAAGCTGCCCGTGAACTCGACCATTTAGGCTTTGATAAGGCCTATGATGCTGCCAAAGCTCTAGATTTAGGAATCAAGGGAGAACGTCAAATAATGGAGGGGATGATTAATCTTCAGTTTGTACAAAATGTATTAAATGTCCTAGTAGAGGAGATAGCCGAAGAAGAGGTGCTGAGAAAAATTTCAATTAAACTTAGAGCATTAATCCACACTGAGGAGCTTGCTGCTATATGACACAAGAAATAACCACTTTTTCTGATGCATTTGATAAATTAGCTGAAGGATTGATTACTACCCAAAAAATTCAAGTGGGGTCTTTCAAGGATTTTCTACTTAATATATGGTCGCAAAGTTTTGACAATCCAGAATATTTTGATGCATGGCATGTAGGACAAATTGCGGATGATGTCGAATATTGTCTAGAGAACAAATTGAACTATTGTGCCGTTCTGCCCCGTTTCCATTTTAAAAGTACCATTTTGGGACATGCCTTTAGCGTATGGTCACTCTTAAAGTCCCCCAGAGACTGTGCTGTACTATATTTATCGTATAGTGATTCAATGGCTAGGTATCATATTTCTGAAATTAACAAGGCTATTGCCAGAAATCCTATATTATCACAATGGATGGTTAATAGGTCACCAAAGGCTGACTTTTCTGCTAGATATTA